ATTCTTCGCAGCGAACCTCACAATCTTTCTATTCAAGGTGAAATTGTAGGTCCGTCTATTCAAGCAAATCGTCTTGGTTTATCGGAATCTAAGTTGTATCTATTCAATCTATTTGATATAGACACTGGAAAATATCTTTCTCATAATGAACTTTCCGTTTTTGCAAAAAAGCATGGACTGAATGTGGTTCCAACCGTACATCGTCTTGATTTTGGCGGTGTTGTTGCTCCAAGAGATGTTAATCATTTGCTTAATATTGCCAACAATCTAAACTATGACAATGGTACACCCGCCGAAGGCATTGTTTGGCGTTCTATGTGTGAAACTTACAGCGATGTTATCAAAGGTCGCCTATCGTTTAAAACAATATCAAATCGCTTCCTTGAGAAGTATAAAGAATGATCGTCAGATAGTATATAAAGCTGTATATATAAAAAGTTTTTTACGATTTGAGTTGTATATATAATATGTATTTGCGATGAAACTCGCAACATATATTATATTATTATTGGCACCATTCTGTTATGTTTATGGCAGTGATATGGTGCATAGTTTCAAGAGTTCTTCGTTCAACGGAGCCAATTTTTCTGCAACTGCAATGACGATTGAGAACTTGGCACGCACTCGCAAACAAACAATCAAAGACATTGCAGTATCAAAGGCTGAACAAGCAACAGCACAGGCTCAAAACACACCGTTAAACACGTTTATAAACAATTTGCAGGCAAGAATATACTCACAGCTGGCTTCGCAAGTTACAGACCAGATATTCAATTCTGGTGGAGCAACATTTGGTATAATAAATCTTCAAGGTGGAGCAACTGTTACATGGCAACGCAATGGCGATTTTGCTACACTTTTTATAAACGACCCAGCAAGCGGAAGTACCACTCAAATAACCGTTCCAGTCGGTTCATTGACACCGATACCATCAGGATGAAGAAATATGTTATTTTTATTATTTCATTGTTATTGTTGAGTGGCTGCGGTTCTATTCCTCGCAATCCAGCAATCCTCGACGTACCAAGAACTCAAACTTCTCCCATGGAGAATGAATTGTTATCCATTCCACCTGTTGACGGTCCAAGAATAACCATAGGTGTGTATGGATTTGCAGATAAAACCGGAGCAAGAAAAACCGCAGATAATTATGCATCATTTTCTTCCGCCGTGACACAGGGTGCAGAAAGTTGGCTCATTGATGCTTTACGACAATCCGGTCGCGGAGCATGGTTTCAAGTGTTGGAGCGTGCAAGTTTGGATAATATAATCAAAGAGCGACAGCTCATTTCACAAACCAGAGAAACATTCCAAGGAAAAAATTCCGAAAAACTAACACCGATGTTATTTGCAGGTATTCTTGCTGAAGGCGGAATTATTGGATATGATAGCAACATTTTGACGGGTGGTGCGGGTGCCAGCGTACTGGGTATATCAGCAAATACTCAATATCGCAAAGACGTAGTCACAGTATCATTGCGGTTGGTGAGTGTGCATACAGGAGAAATACTTTTGAGCACCGCCGTAACAAAAACAATTTCCAGTGTAGCAGTGTCGGGAAACTTATTCAAATTCTATGAACATGGAACATTGTCAATAGAATCTGAATTGGGACTGACCGCAAACGAACCCAATACAATTGCGGTCCGCAGTGCAATAGAAAAAGCCGTGATAGACATCATTTATCAAGGTGAAAAAATGAACCTCTGGAAGTTCAAGAAACAAAACACAACACCATGAAAATAATAAACATAATAAAGTTTACACTACTCACAGCAGTCTTCGGATTTGCTTCGGCCATATATGCTCAAACACCCGGTGCTCTTGGTGCCATCGCGGGAAACTCGTCTGGTAATCAAATATATGTGAATCAAATCACAACCGGAGGAGACACCACGTTCATACAAAATGGAGCATCCAATAGAATTGGATCTTTTGCTCTTCCAAGCAATATTACCGGAGATAATATTTTCATGGAATGGAGACAAATTGGAAACTCAAATAGTACTGATTTCTCTATTACAGGAGCCAACACTACGAAATTATTGTCTGCATTTGCGGGAAACAGCAATGAACAGAGAATATACTTCAACGGTGCCAATAACAACATGAATTTCAAGTTTGATGGTAACACCAACAGACTTTGGATAAATAATGATGTTACTGTGTATCGTGACGGCGGAGAAAATACCGCAACAGACAAAGCAACATTGGCAAGTTCCGATTTACAAATTAAATTTGCAGGCAATGATAACTTGTTTGCTTATGCTACAACAACTGGACTAAACAACTATTTGAAGTATGATGTTACTGGTAATACCAACACTATTAAATCTACACAAATTGGCAGTGCTGGTACCGGAACTCGTCAATCGGGTCACTATCAAGATGTTACCATTCTCGGCGGAGCAAATGATGTTATGATATATCAACAAGGCACTGTTCAACAATACTTCCAATACAGTTTGATCGGAAGCAACAACACGGTCCGAGTTTCACAAACAGCAACGGCTGCTCCAACATTCACAATCAACAACACCAATCAGCTGGCTCCCCAAGGTCCGGGCAGCGCAACAACCGTTATGGGCAATCCGTAATAATGAACAAAATTGTTACATTGTTTTTGATGTTCTTTATATTGAACAATGTTTATGGCGTTGTGGGTAAATTGACCGAGGTGACTGGTCCTACACAAGTTAGTAGGGCCAGCACCAAAATTGAGGGTAAAGTTGATGTGGGTATAGAAATAGATGATACCATCGAAACTCTCAAATCGCGGGTTGGTATAACATTTGAAGATGGTACCAGAGTACAATGTACCGAGTTTAGCAAACTGGTTATAGATACATTTGTGTATGATCCAAGTAGTGGAAAAGGAAAGCTTGCAATGAAGGCAACAATGGGAACTGTAAGATATGCTTCTGGATTGATTGCTAAAAATAATAAAGAAGAAGTAAAAGTAAAAACTCCCACGGCATCTATATCAGTACGTGGCACAGATTTTTCAATGACAGTTGATGAATTGGGCAGAAGCCTTGTTATTCTTCTTCCATCCCAACCTCAATTCGGACCCCCAGTGATTGGGCAAATAACAGTGAGCAATGGACTTGGAACAGTTGTATTGACTAAAGCATATCAAGCTACATTTGTAGCATCAAGTTCTGTTGTACCATCTTCTCCAGTACTTTTGAATTTTGACGACGAAAGTAAAGTGAACAATATGTTGTTGATAGACACACCAAAAAATGTCACACAGGCCGCAAAAGAAGCAAAGAAAGCAGCGATTAATACAGAAAAAGAAGATACTGGTGAAGATAAAAATAAAAAAATGGAAAAGAAAGAAACAAAGTCCGATAGTAAATCTCCTAGCACATCAGTTGCACAAGTCGAGGAAAGTCCAACCGAATCTGCAACCGAAGCAACAAACTTACCAGTCGTTGTAGTTCAAGAAAACATTGTCACAAAGCTTGATATAACTGCTATAAGTCCAAGCACCAATATTGCTGTTATGGATGCAATTGCGGAAAAACAATCTGTACAACCAACATCAATATCAATTGTACCAATAGCACCAATTATATCTATACCAACTTCTACAGTAAATAATGGATTTACAACTAACGGAACTCATGCTATATTGTATATAACCAATGGAAACAATATGGTGTGGTATACTTTAAAGGCTGATGCCAATGCTATATTCAATATAACTCAAAACACCGAATCAAAGGAATATCCATTAAACTTTGGTTCCAAACTTAAAGTTAATATAATTCAAAAATGAAATCTCATATTCTTAAACTATTTGGTGTCGGTTTGCTGATATTAACTGCACTTGTTGTGCTACGCATACAAGATTCATATCCAATAGAAGTAATGAGGCTCAAGGGATTGGACTATTATCAACGCACACAAGACAAAGTAAAAAGTGAAAATATTATTATTGTTGAAATCGACGAAAAAAGTTTAGAAGAAAAAGGACAATGGCCGTGGCCAAGAAATGAACTGGCGGATGGTATCAATAAAGCATTTGAAAATGAAGCAGCCACTGTAGTATTGCCAATTATATTTGCAGAAAAAGATAGAATGGGTGGAGACGCAGCATTTGTGGAAATACTGGGAAAAGCACCTGTAATCACAGCACAATCTGCGGCAGTAAAGGGCAAAGGCGTGCCAGTACCAAGAGGTATGGCAACGATTGGCGGCAGTGCAGATGGATGGTTGTATGATTATCCCAACGCAATTGGACCGATAAAAGAAATAGGTGAATCGTCTGCTGGTGTGGGAATGTTATTGACGGCACCTGAACTTGATGGCGTGGTACGTCGCTTGCCGTTGGTTGTGCAAGTAAAAAAAGAAACATATCCAACTTTACCTTTGGAAGTGTTGAGAGTGTTTGGAAATGAACCGAGCTATCAAGCAAAAATCAATGAAGCAGGAGTGCAAGCCATAAGAGTAAAAGGCTCTGCTCCAATAAATACAGATGCTAGTGGTAGAGTGTGGATAAATTTCAAATACAAGTTTGATAATATTTCATATACAGATAAAGATTGGAGTAAAGTCAACGGTAAGATTGTGGTTATAGCATTAACTGCTGAAGGATTAACAAACACAGTAGCAACTCCTGTGGGAACAGCATATGGACACGAAGTTAGTATGCAGACACTACAAATGTTGATAGACGGAAATAGACTGGAACGCAAAGCGGAGTTTGATTTATATGAGTTGGCGGTTGGAACATTGCTTGGATTGATTCTTGTAGCATCTGCTGCATATCTTGGTTATGTTTATAATGGAATACTTGTGTCATTTATGATTTGTGTGTCATTTGGTATTGGAATGTATCTATTCAAGCACAATGGCTATTTGGTTGATTATACTTGGACAACTCTCGCAGCATTTTTGCCGTGGGTTGGATCAATATTTATGAGATTTGTGATGGAGTTCAAATTGAAGATGCAAATCAAAAAACAATTTGGTACATATTTGTCGCCAGCACTGGTTGAAAAACTACAAAAAAATCCGGGTTTACTTAAACTTGGTGGCGAATCCAAAGAACTAACTATATTATTTTCCGATATAAGAGGATATACTGCGTTGTCTGAGCATTTCGGGAAAGATGTGCAGGGGCTAACATCTCTCATTAACCGTTATATGGATGTTATGTTGCCTATAGTAATGAAAAATGAAGGCACTGTTGGAAAACTTATAGGGGACGCTGTAATGGCGTGGTGGTCGGCACCTATTCATGTAAAAGACCAAGCAACACTTGCAATAAAAGCCGCGCAGGAAATGAATATCGCATTGGTAAAACTCAATGAAGAATCAAAAGCACAAGGAATCCCAACTCTATCAATCGGAATCGGAATAAATACAGGAGAAGTTGTTGTGGGAAATATGGGGTCAACGGAGCGATTTAGTTATGATATACTCGGTGACGCGGTGAATCTAGCGTCTCGCATAGAGGGTCAAACTAAAGAATATGGCGTGTTGATTATTTTGGGAGAAAATACTATAAAAAAATACAAAAAAGAACAAGAAAATGCTAAAACTATGCAACTATTTGAACTTGATTGTATCGCCGTCAAAGGTAAAAAAGATGGCGCGAGAATTTATACCGTTCTTGAAAATAAATTGAGTGAAAGTCAATATAACACAGTTGTATCTGGTCATTTTGCTTTTCTAGATGATTATAGAATGCAAAGATGGGATAGTGCAATATCTCATGCCAATGAACTCATGACACAGAATAAAGAACTAAAGAAGTATTATGAAATGATGATTGAACGAATGTTGGAACTTTGTACTCAAAATCTTGACAAAGATTGGGACGGTGTGTATCGTGCTACTTCAAAATAATGAAAATTTCATTTCCTAAACCAGAAGTACATCCCAAAGGTTGGGGTGCTGAAACTTGGCTGATTAATTGTCCTGATTATTGTTCTAAATTTTTAGATTTTAAAAAAGATTCTCGTGGAAGTATGCACTTTCACGACAAGAAACACGAAACTTGGTACATTTTATTCGGTCAAATTTCCGTTTCGTGGGTGGACGCACTCAACGCCCAAAAACATTCTCGCATTATTAGCGTGGGAGAAATGGTAGATATTCCTCGCCTTCAAACGCATCAAGTTCATGCTCTTGAAGATACTCGTATTCTTGAAGTATCTACTCAACATTTTGAAGATGACTCTTATCGTGTAATGGCGGGTGATTCTCAAACACAAATCAAATAGTTGTTATAATAAGCTATTTTCTAAAAAAATGTCACTTTTTTAGAAAAAAGTGTTTGACTTTTCATTTTTTTGCTATCATAGTTCTATTTATCAGTAACAAACATGAACTCGTATTCACACAAATCCCAAAACCTCGCCACTTCGTGGAGTTTGTGCTTTATTACACAACCTACACGTGGAGCCAATAAAGGCGATACAAAGCAGGGTGTGGCATAATAGGAGTTAAAGTTTAATAACTTTACAAAACCTAAAAAGCCCACCCTCCAAAAGAGAGTGGGTTTTTTGTTTTTGGAGTTTTTAGAAAAAAGTTAGAAAAAAAGATTGACAAAATAAAAAAAGTAAATAGAGTAATAAGTATCAAATTTAAGTTAGGTTCTTTTAACAATTCAAATTTTTAGGTTAGGTTAGATGGGTAAAAACGCACCTGTAAGCGCGATAAAATAGCCACCGGACCATTTAGGTACCGTTTTGTGGGAATCAATATCATTATGTAGGTTAGAGATAGTTTAGATGAAAAACATAATGTGAGGCCGAAGTATATAATGTTATTTATAAAGTTGAAGAAAGAAGCAACAAGACATGTATTTAGCGTGTTGAGTTTCTTTCTTCATATGTTCTGCGTGATATACAACCTCCTCGTGGTGCAGAACGGGACAAAATAAAAAAATATTTTGTGCGAATAGTATAGTTAAAAGAGTTTTTATAGATATTTATTATTAACATTAAAAAAATATGGAAGATAAAGATATACTCGTTGAGTTTTTAAGAGGTGGATGGATTGTTGCTCTAATTGGAGCACTGGGTATGTTGGCAAGAACTTTCATGGATGGTGTAAAACGGTCTTGTGCAGAACAAATTAAACGAATCATAGCAGCAGCAATATGTTCAACAATAGCATGGTTTATTTTAGAGCAAGTAGAAGTAAGTAGCTTGACAAAAGCAATCAGTTATGGTATAACTGGTGTGATAAGTCCAGAAATCCTTCAAGGTATAACACTTCTTTCAAAGAAGTTTGCTAAAAAACCAGAAGATTTCTTGAAGAAAAAATAATTTAAGCGCGGCAGTATCTCAGTTGGTAGAGAACGAGTTTTCCAAACTTGATGTCGCAGGTTCGATCCCTGTCTGCCGCTCCAATTTGCAAACGCCACGTCATTGGCGAAATTGAGGTTGACTCAAATGACAATTTTAAATGGGCAAGCGCCAAAGTTGGAGAGTTGGAGCAGACTGTAAATCTGTTGCCGTAAGGCTGAGTTGGTTCGAATCCGATCTTGCCCACCATTTTAGAATACGGAAAATTGGCAGAGTGGTCTAACGCAGGACTTTGCTAAAGTCCCGATCCGAAAGGGTCCATAGGTTCGAATCCTATATTTTCCGCCAAATTTATATATGCCGAATAAACATAAATGGTAATGTGCTAGTCTTGTAAACTAGATAAG